GGGAGGCGTTATCTGCAAGTCTTGCTCGTAAGATTGGAGAAAACTATAACTTTTACATAAACAGAATGCTTTTTGGAGATGGCGGCGCAACAAATGGAGCAACAAAGTATGTTTCTTCTGATAGAAATGGTTTGTTTGGCATTACGCGAGCAAGCCGACCTGTGATTGCCACGGTTGATCCAAATATTCCATCTCAAGTCATATTCACGTCAGTCCTTACATTTAATGATGCAAATGGATATGTTTTAAACGAAATGGCTTTACAGATGGCTACAGGAGATTTATACAGTATGGTAACTTTTCCAGATCTTACAAAAACATCTCAAATGCAAATCACATGGTCATGGCGTTTAAGCTTTGTTTGATTTTTTCAATTAAAATACCAATTAAAAACTAAGGAGAAAAATGCCGGATTTAAATCAATTGCCGATTCCAGAATATCAAGGAGGTCAACCTTATCATTTTGAATATGACAACCTTCCTCTAAAAACACTGGCGAGAAGAGATGAAATTATAAATAATGCGGTTGATTCGGTAAGTAAAATTTTAAGTGATTGCAATGGCACAGCAGGAACTTTATCAAATAGATTGGATCAATCTATTGATGATGATGGATCTTTATTGACAATGGCTGTAGATGAATCTTTTCACAATATTGCTGCTCATTTAGATGGATATATTACCGTAGACACAATCGAACTTGATTATTATATTTCTCTAGGATTTCCTGATATTGCAAATCCTGTTGGATTTGTTCGAATGTTAGAATCGGAAAGAATAAAATTATCTACAATTTCAGATGAAGCCACTAATGTAACAGTTAGCATTGAAACAAACAGCAATACTACAATAAGTTACTCTGAGCCTTTTACAATCGCTCCATCGTCAAGCATTCAATGGGAATTGGTTCCAGATACATACAACACAGTGCAAGCAATTGTTGCCATGAACAATCCGCACTTGCATTATTATGGTCAATTGGCAACGCTAATAATCAATCAAACATATTCTATTCCGATGTCGCAGCCTTATATTTCAGGAAGTTTAAGAGTTTATATAAATGGCGTTTGTTTAAATGAAACGACTGAAATTTATTATCCTGCCCGTGATGAAAATTATGATTTAATATGGTCTTTAAACAAGTTCACAAGCAATTATACAAATGGAGTTTTTGTTTTGCAATATGATGTTCAGGAAAACGATGTTATTACTGTTGATTATGACATAGCGATGACTTAAACCAGGTAAATCAAGTGAAAATGTACAAATACAAAAATTTTAATTGTGGATTTGTAATTTTATGTCCAGACCAAAACATGAACTTACTCAAATCCACAGCCAATTCTATAATTGGACAATATCCAGAATCACCATTTATTTGCGTTGTTGAAGGCGACACAAATAAAGAAGACATTGAAGAAATGAAAAAAATATGTCCAGTTTTTATTGGCAAATCTACATTTTCATCTTTAATTAATGTTGGAATGGACAACGCTCTAGGAGAATGGAATTTCTTAGTTTGTTCTGGAGCGATTGTAAGACCAAAAATCAACGAAAAATTTTCTCTTTTTGTAGATAACAAAAAAGACATTCTTTATCCAATAGTTGATAATCGAATGGATTTTATTGATAGTTCACTAAATGGATTTTTCATAAACAAAGAAACATGGAATGAAATTGGACACATGGGTGATTGCGGACCATTTCAAATTGTCAAGCTCATGTGGGGCTTGACAGCTATGAGTTATGGATCTAAATTCAAAGCAATAGCAGGAAGTCGATTTTGTTAAATATCGGCATAAATATAACTCCATCGATTGTTTTTGCGATGATTGCCAGAATTAACTTCTCTTAAATATTCAAACAATTCACTCCATCCTGCAAACATAAATTCTTTTGGTATAAAACCAAAATACCAAAGAGGAATACTTGTTATTTTTGGCTGGTCTGTAACAAGCAATGTTGGCTTTTTTGCGTTATTGCTATTTATGATCTCGTGATGCGTGCCTGTTGTTGGCACTTTATATGGCAAATAGGCTATAACAAAATCCGCTCTATCGACCATGCACAAATCTTTTCTTACAAAAGACTTAGATATTTTTACTATTGTGTCTAAATCTTGATTTTTTTGAGCCTCTTCCAAAACAGGAACCCATTGTTGTTTTGGATCAGCAAATGGATCAAATAAATTTATTTTGAATTCTTCAACAAGAACTCTTCTAGGTTCGTTTCGCCAATCTTCTTTTATGTCATATTGGATAGGACCAGAAAGATATACCTTTGATCCTTCGAGCGGATATTTTTTCATATTTCTCTCTTCACAAAGATGTGTGGCAGACTCTTTTATACAAGTTACCAGAAAGGCAATGAAATGTCAAATCAAAATTCAGTTCTTTTAGACGAAATAAGTGCTGTTCTAAAGTATGAGCCGTGTCAACGCCACAGTTATTTTCAATTAAAATATTTCTTAATTGGAAAAGAACCAACAAATCAATCAAAAATGTGGCAATGTTTAAGAGAATTAAAATCTCGCAAAGAATCACTTGAATCACTTGATCTTGAATATGAAGATTCAAAAGATAAGCTAGAATTACTAGATATCACGTTAGAAAGAATTCGTATGAAATTGGAATCAGTTCAAGACGAATTATCAAAAAGAGAAATCCAAATTCAAACCAATCAAACAAATAGACAAAGAGCATCATTAGAAGCAAATATTTTGCAACTTGTCGAAAGAAAAAATTGGATTGAAGAAGAATCAAGATTTTTTCTTGAAACATTCAAAAGCATTTTAAAAACCGAGCCATTAAAAAACTTTGATGACTTAGATTCACAAAAAGAATATTGGGAAGAAAAATTGGCAAATAAATTAAATCTTAAGATGTTGACCAGTAACCAACTAGATATGGAAATGGTTGAAACTATAGTCGCTCTTCCAGATGACATGCCAATCAAAAAACAAATTTTAAATACTTTAAATTTAAGACATGTTTCTTTAATGAAACAATTGCAAGAAACAGCAAGTCAGATAGAAATCAAAAAAGAGTAATGGCTAGATTCAAAAAGTGTAAAACAATATAAAAAAGTGAAAATCTTATATTGTTTTACACTGTGCTTGATTTGAGAATAAAAAGTTTACACTTTATGAAAAGCAGGGGAATTAATGGCGGTTACACGTTTAGCTTCTACAGATGTTGGATATACTACAGGACTTCTATCATTATTTCCTGGAGCAAAAGACTCAAAATATCAATTATATGAAGCGACGAATAATTCTGAGACCGTGTTAAAACAAAGCCTTACATATAATGGCAAATATGTAGTTGTGCAAGATACAACTGGATTTCCAGACAATGGCATCATTCGAATTGGACCACCCGCAGGACAAACTGGATCTGCGGAGATGGTTTATTATGACTCAAAAACAACGAACGCATTTAAAAATCTTCTTCGAGGGTTTGCTGGATCACGTCAAAACCCTTGGCCAGTTGGAAGCTATGTTTCAAATGCTGTATTTGCAGAACATCACAATTCGACAAAAGATGCAATTGTTCAAATTCAAACAGATTTAGGAGTAGATACGCTACCAAATCCTCTTAGTTTAAATGGAATTTTAAAAACACAAGAAACAAGGTTTTTGTCTCCCAGACCTTTATTTAGATCATTTCCAACTTATGCCATTCCTGGTACGCAAATTCGATTTCAGAATTTTAGCACTGGACCTTTGATTAGATATTTATGGGATTTTGGAGATGGAACAACTTCTGTAGAAAAATCTCCACTTCACACATATCAAAAAGAAGGTATTTATACAGTAAGTTTAAATGTTATAACCACTTTGGGCGCCCAAGGAATAACTACAAAAAATAATTACATTAATATAAACCACGAGGCTAGACCGCCATTTCTTTATGTTCCTGTAACTTCTGGATATTCTGCAAAAACTAGCGGTGGCGCAATTGGCAGCAATCCTGAAAACTGGGATTATATAAACGCTTATGAGTTTGAATTTATTGACCAAACAGATGGCGATATCGCACAAAGATATTGGGTTTTTGATGGTGTTGGACAATATAAAATTGGAAACGAACCTTGGACTTACAATGAACAAGAAAGCATTGCTGTAAGCAATCCTAACATACACACAATAAAATACAGATACGCAAATCCAGGACAATACAGCCCATCCCTTCTTGTTCTATTAGACAATCAAACATTTAAAAGATCATATTTGTCAGAAAATATAACGGTACTATAATGAGTTTATCAAATTATCCAAAAAGCATTGATACTAATCAAAATTTATATCAAGTCCATGATGCATTAAGAGTCGTTCTTGCTGAGGATTATAATCCTGGCGATACTTCCATCTCCATAATTGGCGATGAATCAATGATGCGTATGTTTAATTCAACTGGGATCATTACATTGACAGATCAATGTAATGATCCAAAGCTCCGTGGTTTATCATTTTCTTATGGATCTAGAACACTAACTACGTTTGATCAATTGGTTGTTCTTGATGGCTTTACTGATGTCTCAAAACCAAAACTTCTTACAAGCATTACTCAAAACGTAATGGCTGTTCATCATAACGCATTAAAAGATGCAGTTATAACAATTGAGAGCT